ACCGAAGCTATCCCCAACTCGCAGCTATATTCTGCCGCGCAGTCGAGAGACCAAGCCTCGCTGCTATTCAATCTCGCTACCAAAATGGTCCGGCTGAATGAGGACCTAAACTCCGTCATCGTTGTCCGCGAAACTGTCAAGCAGCTTGTCTGGCCGGAAGGCGGCACACGCTACATGGCGCTGTCGGCTGACGCGGCGACAAATCTTGGGCTGTCTCCGGTGTTCATCGTTCACGATGAACTTGGGCAGGTGCGCGGGCCGCGCTCCGCGTTGTACGAGGCGCTGGAGACCGCGACTGGCGCGCAGGAGGAGCCACTGTCCATCATCATCTCCACGCAGAGTCCAAACGATGGCGACCTGCTGAGTATCTTGATTGATGACGCGCTGACCGACAGCGACCCGCGTACGGTGGTGAGCTTGTACACCGCCGACATAAAGCTGGACCCATTCAGCACCAAAGCCATCAAGAAAGCGAACCCGGCGTACGGCGATTTCCTCAATGATGAGGAGGTGCGCTCGATGGCCGAAGATGCGCGGCGCATGCCAGCGCGAGAGAACGAATATCGAAACTACATTCTCAATCAGCGCGTCGATGCGACTGCGCCGTTCGTCACGCCGCTCATCTGGGACAAGAACGCAGCAGAGCCCAGCGAACTGACAGCGATTTGGGGCGGGCTCGATTTGTCAACGACCACCGACCTCACCGCGCTGGTGCTGGTGTCGCCGCATCGCGGCAAGTTCGATGTGGAGCCGATATTCTGGCTACCTGATGACGGGCTCAAAGAGCGGTCGCGCTCAGACCGAGTGCCGTACGACCTGTGGAAAGAGCAGGGCTTCCTAAAAACGACGCCGGGGAACAGTGTGGAGTATGAGTACGTCGCAAAGTTCATCGTGGAATTGCTCGCGGCGCGCGATATTCGCAAGATCGCCTTCGACCGCTGGAACATGAAACACCTAAAGCCTTGGCTGATACAGGCCGGGATGCCGGAAGGGCTGATCGAGAGCGTTTTTGTCGATTTCGGGCAGGGCTTTCAGTCGATGGGGCCTGCGGTGCGGACGCTTGAGGCGTTGCTTGGCAACGGCAAGCTGAAACACGGCGGACACCCGGTTTTGTCGATGTGCGCGGCTAACGCGGTGGTCAAAATTGACGAAGCGGGCTCTAAAAAGCTCGATAAGAAGAAATCTCGCGGTCGGATTGACGGTATGGTAGCCTTGGCGATGGCCTGCGCCGTAGCGGAGACCACTCTGCACGAGGAACAGGTGTACAGGGTGCCAGTCGAGCGGATTCTGGAGAGTCTGGCATGATCAACACATATTTTGGTCAACTCCCCGAGCAGCAGCCGCAAATCTCGCGCGGCGCGAACCAGATGCCCTACATGATGGGCGGCGGGCTGGGCGGGCTGGGAGCGATTCCGATGACAATGGCTCCACCGCCAACACCGACGCAGCAGCCATCGACCGGGGCTGCATTTTTGTCGGCTGGGCAGGCGCTGATGCCGAAGGGCGGACAGAACGGCACGCTGCCGCCAACTGGCAACAACTGGATAAATCAGCTTGTGCAAAAGTGGTACGGCAACGGCAGCAACCCTGCCGACCCTTGGAACACGCAAACCATCCCGGCTGGCTCAACCCACGACTGGCTGAACTGGGCTTTCAACCGCTGATGATCAAACCGTACTGGAAACGCATGTGCGGACTGCACCGCCAAGAAAGCGGCGACGTAGCCGCCGTGTGGCTGGCGCACGACCCCGACAGCGACACCGTTCACATTTACGAGTGCAGCTTATATCGCGGCGATGACAAAAACCCGATCATCGTGGCCGAAGGGCTGAACGCTCGCGGCAGATTCATCCCCATCGCGCACAACTCGAAAGAGCTTGCGGAAAAACTCACCCTGCGCGGCTGCAACATGCTGCCGGATGAGTGTAAGGATAAGCCAGCCCAGACCGAGGTGATTTCGTCCGAAATCGCGGCGAGAATGAAAACCGGGCGCTTCCGCGTCGAGCGGCGGCTGGCAGAGTGGCTGGATGAGTACAAATCGTTCTACAGGACGGATGCGAAGGTGCCGACAGGCTCACACCCGCTGATGAGCGCGACACGGCACGCCATCGAGATGATGGACTGGGCTAAAGCGCAATCCAGCCGCAACAAGTCGCAACGGCACTACGCGAAGGTCGCCATGATATGATGCTAGCCCCAAAAAAGATGACCGAGCAGGAGCTTGTCTCAACGGTCAACAATGCGTTCGACAGCGCGCTGGGACAGCCCGGTGGCGAGCTAGGCGAGGAACGCGCGCTGGCGTGGAAATACTATCTCTCCAAACAGCTTGGCAACGAGGAGGAGGGGCAGAGCAAGATCGTCACGGCAGATGTGTCCGAGGTCATCGACAGCATCATGCCGTCGCTGCTCAGAATGTTCACCACGGCGGACAATCTGGTGAGCTTCGACCCGACCAGCAAAGAGGACGTTGAGGCGGCGGCGCAGGAGAGCGATTACGTCAATTACGTTTTCTTCAAGCAGAACCCATCGTTTTTGATTCTCTATACGTGGTTCATGGATGCGCTCATTCAGAAGAACGGCATCGTCAAGGCGATTTGGGAGGACTACGAGTCCGTAACGCAGGAACGCTATCACGACCTCGATGATGAGACATTCAAAGTGCTCAAATCCGATGAGGAGCTTGAGCTTGTCGAGCACGAGGTAGAAACGCGCGAGCACATGGTTCCGACGCCCGTTCCTGTGGGGGGTCCGCTGCTGGCATCACCCCCGGGAGCGCCGGGACCCGCCGCGCCCCCGGCTGGCCCGATGGCTGCATCTCCAATGGGTCAGCCGGGACCTATGCCACCGCCACCGGGGCCGATGGGCGGGCCTGCACCAGTCGGGATGACCACGAGCGCAATGCCGCCACCCGGCGCTCCACCGATGGGATTACCTGCGATGGGCGGCATGCCGCAAATCCAGATCATCCCCATGCCTGTGAAAGTGAAATATCACACCGCGACGTTCAATCGTCGCGCCTATGAAGGCAGGGTGTGCATTTACAACGTCCCGGTCGATGAATACCGCATCTCGAACGATGCGTACGGGCTGGACCCATGCTGCGGTCGCATGGTCGGACAGGAACGCGAAATAACGCGCGGCGAGTTGCTGGAGATGGATTTCGATTTGAAGCTGGTCAAATCTCTCTCCGGCAGCACTGCGGAGGTAAAAAACACCGCAGAGAAGCGCGAGCGCGAGGATAAGACCGAGGAGACCAGCGAACCTGTGTCGCTCGATTGGTCGCAGGAAAAAGTAGTCGTAAAAGAAGGTTATATCAAAGTCGATTACGATGGCGACGGCTACGCAGAGCTACGGCAGGTGATGACCTCTGGCACCACTCTGATGATGAACGAAATCTGCGACCGACAGCCATTTCACGTTTTGTGTCCGACGCCACTACCGCACAAACATTTCGGGCGCTCAGTCGCTGACAAAGTGATGGACGTGCAGAAGATCAGCACGACATTGCTGCGGCAGGTGCTCACCAATCTCTACTACACCAATAACCCCGGGCATGCGGTGTGGGAGCAGGGGCTTGGCGAAGATACGATGGATGACCTACTGGACACGCGAATAGGTCGTGTCGCACGCTTCGCCAGACCTGTCGGAGAAAGTTATCAGCCGATGACGGTGCCGTTCACCGCAGGCGCGACATTCCCAATGCTGGAGTATTTTGACAAGGTAAAGCGCGACCGGACGGGGGTGCATGCTGACAGTGAGGGACTGTCGCCGGATGCGCTGAAAAATATCCAGCAGTCAGTGATGGGGCAGGCGCTAGACATTTCGCGCATGAAAATCGAAGCCATCGCGCGCATCTTTGCCGAGACCGGGCTGAAAAATCTATTTCTGCACATTCACGAGCTAATCCTGAAGCATCAGGACAAAAAGGCCGTGGTGGAGCTACGCGGCAAGTGGGTCGATGTGGACCCGCGCGAGTGGCGCACGCGCAAGGATATGACGGTGAAAATCGGCCTTGGCATCGGCACGCGCGAGCAAAACCTGCTGCATCTGGGTGCCATCAAGGAAATGCAATCG